AGGATACATGACCAAGTGCCACGAAACTGAATATGGACTCCCGTATGATAAAAATAAACTCAATCATTTACGCAACATGGAATGGATCTCCAAGTTGGGTCTTCCGTTTGCACCCAGAGATTACCAGTATGATGCTTTTGGGCATGCTCTAGAAAACAAGAGATGCGTGTTAGTCTCGCCTACTGGGTCTGGCAAGTCGATGATTATCTATCTTTTGATGCGATATTACTTCGACAGTCATGATAAAAAAATTCTTGTGATTGTTCCTACCACTGGTCTTGTCGAGCAGATGTATAAAGACTTCGCAGACTATGGGTTTGATGTAGAAAATAATTGCCATCTAATTTACAGCGGCAAAGAGAAGGCAACGAACAGACGTGTCGTAATCACCACGTGGCAATCAATACACAAACTAGGACCAAAGTGGTTCGAAGACTTTGGTGCTGTGTTCGGTGACGAATGTCATGGTTTCAAAGCAAAATCATTATCAAGCATCATGAACAAAGCAATCAATGCTGAGTATAGATTTGGAACAACGGGTACGTTAGACGGGACAGAAACAAACGAAATGGTTCTGAAAGGTTTGTTTGGTCCGGTGCATAAAGTCACCACCACTGCAGCACTGCAAGAAAAGAAACAACTCGCTCAACTAGATATAGATATTGTGTTGCTTAAATACGAGGAAGAAGTTCGTGCTAAACTTAAAGATGCTACGTATCAAGATGAAATCGATTTCTTGGTTACTCATGACCGTAGGAACAGATTTATTCGTAACCTTGCTCTTTCTCTTGATGGTAATACCCTTGTATTATTTAACCTCGTAGAGAAACATGGCAAAGTATTAAAGGATCTAATAGAGGATAAAATTGAAAGTGGCAGGAAATTATTTTACGTTAGCGGCGAGACAAAAACTAGTGATAGAGAATTCGTTAGGGGTGTTGTTGAAAAGATGGATAATTCAATCTTGCTTGCAAGTCTTGGGACTTTTAGCACTGGCATTAACATTAGGAATATTCACAACATCATATTTGCTTCCCCCAGCAAGTCCCAAATCAGAGTCTTACAATCAATTGGAAGGGGTTTGCGTGTATCAGACGATGCCCGTACAACAAGACTTTACGATATTGCAGATGACCTTAGATTTAAGGGGAAGGCAAATTTTACCATGCGCCATTGCGCAGAACGAATAGACATATATACTAAGGAGCAGTTTAAAACTAGAATAACAAAGGTGCCCTTATGAGTCATCCAGTTCAGCAAATCAGATTAGCAAGCGGTGAAGAAGTACTTTGCGAAGTTATGGAATATGATACTGATGGTGACGAGATTATTGTTAGAAATGCTATGGCAGTAGAAACTAACATGTTTGAAAATAACGAAAGAGTCTACATGTTCCGTCCTTGGTTTCTTTATATAGAACAACCCCATGAAAATATTATGATAAAAACTAATCAAGTTATTGGTAACTGTGAACCTAACGAACTACTTAGAATGCAATACTATTCTGCAGTAAAAGATATGCAAGATATTGCTGAGTCAAGAATTGATGATTTCAAAAGAAGAGAAGCAATGAAATTAAAATCTACTCTTGAAGCGATAACCAGAGCAAAAAACAAAAAGGAAGAAGAAGTTGAACCAACTCTTCCGAGCAACGTCATTCAATTTCCTTATGATGATGATGGTACAATTCATTAGTATATTCCCCCTTTCGAGTTAAGCTTTAGGGTAACACACTTTCGTTAGCGTGTCAACCCTATTGACAAATTTTTTTTATAATGTATAATATTTCTATTTGAGGTGACTATGAACGTGAAACCAAAAGACAAACCACACTATGTAAACAACGCAGAGTTTTCTCAAGCGGTGGTAGAGTATGTAACGAATGCTAATCAAGCAGCATCCAAGGGAGTAGTTAAACCAGTGGTCCCTGATTACATTGCACGGTGCTTTCTTAAAATCGCAGAAGGACTATCACACAAGGCAAACTTTGTTCGGTATACTTATCGTGAAGAGATGGTGATGGACGCGGTGGAGAACTGCCTCAAAGCAATCGAGAATTATAATCTTGAGACTGCTACTCGAACAGGAAAACCTAATGCGTTTGCATATTTTACTCAGATCTCTTGGTATGCTTTTCTTAGACGCATTCAAAAAGAAAAGAAGCAGCAAGACATCAAACTTAAATATCTGACTGAATCAGGAATAGAACAACTAGTGTCTGAAGAGTTTGAAGATAACCCTGCTGCCCGTGCTACACAAGCATTTGTCGATGAATTGCGTGAACGTATTGATGCAGTAAAAGAAAATGATGATGCTGTAAAAGAGTATGGCAAGAAGGAGCGAAAGAAAAGAACTCCTCGTGTTGACTCTGATTTAACGGAATTTATGGAATGAAATTTTGGACTATTTGGAAGTACGCCCTTGGAGGATTCTCAGATGACAAAACGGAACCTTATGATAATTATGTTGCAGTCTTACGCACTATTATTGTGGGGGTTAATTTTCTTACGTGTTTTTTTATAATGGCAAACGTGGTGCATAACTGGTGAAAATAGCAATACTAAATGATACCCATTGTGGTATACGAAACTCTTCTGAAATCTTTATGGACTATCAGGAGAAATTCTATCGAGATGTTTTCTTTCCATATCTGGAAGAACAAGGAATCAAAAAGATTCTACATCTGGGAGACTATTATGAAAATAGAACTTCGATCAATTTTAAAGCACTTAACCACAATCGCAGAATATTCCTTGACGTTCTTAGGGATCGTGGTATCCACATGGATATTATTCCGGGTAATCATGATGTTTACTACAAAAACACCAATCGATTAAATGCCCTGAAAGAATTGCTTGGTCACTACATGAACGAAGTGAACATCGTAGAAGAACCTACGGTGATGGACTACGATGGTTTGAAGATGCTTCTTCTCCCATGGATCAACACAGAGAACGAGGAGAAGGTCAAGTATGCTATTGCTACTTGTAAAGCAGATATGTGTGCTGCTCATCTTGAATTAGCAGGGTTTGATATGCAGGCAGGCATTCCTTGTCATGATGGTATGGACCCTAGCACCTTCCGTAAATTTGAGATGGTTTTGTCTGGACACTTTCATACCAAATCACAAGCAAACAACATCCACTACCTTGGTTCGCAAATGGAATTCTTCTGGTCCGACTGCAATGATCGTAAGTACTTTCATGTCCTCGACACCGAGACTCGTGAACTGACTGCCGTAGAAAACCCAGTCACTATCTTTTCTAAGATCTTGTATGATGACAAAGAAAAGAATCCTAATTTGATTGATGTTTCTAAAATGAATGATCATTTTGTTAAGATCATTGTTGTCAATAAAACCAAACCCGCAGAGTTTGAGAAGTTTCTAGATCGCGTAAACTTCCAGAAGATTCACGGGTTACAGATTGCAGAGAACTTTCAAGACTTTGCTGGTGCACAGGTTGAGGACGATAAAATAAATGTTGACAGCACTGATGAATTGTTGTATAGTTACATAGATGCTGTAGATACGGATCTCGATAAAGAACGTATCAAATCTAATGTTCGTAGTTTGATGATAGAGGCACAGTCCTTAGAAATTGTATGATCGTATTTACAAAACTTCGTTATAAAAATTTTCTATCCACAGGCAACACCTTTACTGAAATTGATTTAACTAAAACCAGTTCTACACTGGTGGTTGGTCAAAACGGTTCAGGTAAGTCTACCATGCTCGACGCTTTGTCGTTTGCTTTGTTCGGTAAGGCACACCGAAACGTCAACAAACCACAGTTGATCAACACCGTCAACAACAAAGACTGTTTGGTTGAAGTAGAGTTTGATGCGTTGGGACAGCAATTTAAAATTGTTCGTGGTATTAAACCAGCAAAGTTTGAGATTTGGCAAGACGGTACTATGATCAATCAAGATAGTCATGCCAAAGAATATCAAAAGATTTTAGAACAGAACATTCTAAAACTTAACCACAAATCTTTTCACCAGATTGTTGTGCTGGGGAGTAGCAGTTTCATTCCTTTTATGCAACTCCCCGCACAACACCGCCGTGAGGTGATTGAAGATCTATTAGATATCAACGTCTTCTCAAAAATGAACACGGTTCTTAAAGAGAAGATTGCTGTGCTAAAAGATTCGATTCGAGAGAACGAGTATGCTCTTGAACTGAATGATTCGAAGATAGATACCCAGAAAGATCATATCGTCGAACTAGAAAAAATCTCTGAATCTGCTAAAGACAAACTTGAGACTGAACTCACTGAGCAGCAAGCAGAGTTGGCCCGCTTGGAGGAACTCGTCGAAGGGTACACTGATACTCGACTTCGAGAAATAGAAAAGTTGTTATATGTTAGTAAGAAAAAACTTACTGAAATGCAGAAGTTTGACTTTCAGTTTGAATCTAAACTAAAGAAATTTGATAAGGATATTGCCTTTTATGAGGATAACGACACATGTCCCACCTGCGATCAAGAGATCACCGTTGATACCAAAAATAGAAAAATCAAAGAAACTTCAGAATCAAGACAAGAAATCGAAGACGCATCCGTCACGTTGGGATTCGAAATAATATCTTCTCAAAAAGAGATAGCAGATAATGAAAACCTTTTGTCCGAAGAAACATCTAAGTTCCAAGATGTCGAGGTGTACAGGCGTGACATTAAAAGAACCCAAGAGAGGATTCGAAGTCTACAGTGTGATCTATCCCAAGGGGGGCAGGACTTGGATAGTTTGCAAACCGCAAAATCTACGCTTGAAGATCTTCGAAGATCTCGTGAAGAGATCGTGCAAAGGAAAATGGACCTCGCAGAGGAGCGGGAATACAATAACGTTATTACAGAATTGCTCAAAGACTCAGGTATCAAAACCAAAATCATCAAACAATACTTGCCCGTTATTAATAAACTCACGAATCAGTACCTGCAAGTCCTCGACTTCTATGTCCACTTTGACTTGGATGAGGGGTTCAACGAGACAATACGATCAAGACACAGAGACGCATTCAGTTATTCCTCGTTTAGTGAGGGCGAGAAGCAACGGATAGATCTTGCTCTTCTGTTTACGTGGAGACAGATTGCGAAGATGAAAAACTCTGTTGCTACTAATCTGTTGATTCTTGACGAGACGTTTGACTCCTCTCTTGATGCTGACGGTGTTGAGAATCTATTGAAGATCCTAGACACTCTTGACAATGACACTAATGTGTTTATCATATCTCACAAAGGCGAACTGTTAGACAACAAGTTTGATCGTAAGATCGAGTTCGTTAAAGACAAAAACTTTAGCAAGGTAGCATGAAATATTTAAACCGTGCTGAAAAAGAGTACGAGGCAATGCCAGAATATATTGTTCTGCCAAACGTTCTTACTCTAAAAGAATGTCAAGGAGCAATTCAATATGGACAAAAACACGGAAGGGGTAGTCAAGGACAAATAGGATCCGGGTCCGGAGCAGTAGATCTTACTGTTAGAAACACTACTTTATATTGGTTTCGGCATACTAAATTGAGAGATAGAATTGTCTCTAAGATTGGTGAAGTCAATAAGATGCTTTGGAAATATGATATCAATGAATTTGAAGCTTTTCAATTGGGCATCTACTCTAAAGATGGGCACTACTCTTGGCACAAAGATGCCTTCGATACTACTGAACCAAGGAATAGAAAATTAAGTTTCACTGTTCTTCTAAATGATCCCAAATCATATACGGGAGGACAGTTTCAATTACATTCAAGTTTTACTAGAGAAGGCAAGGCAATAATTAAGACCCTTCACAAACTCGATAACACTGGATCTATGGTTGTGTTTCCAAGTAGAACCTACCATCGAGTTTGTCCCGTGCAGGAAGGTGTTCGTGCTTCTTTGGTTGGATGGGCATGGGGACCTAAGAATGGTTGACAAAACCTTTCTATCGTGTATAATGGTGTATAACTTTTTGAGGAATAAATTGTGATGATTAGTGAACAGACCATGCAAGTTCTAAAAAACTTTGCGTCAATAAATCCAAACATCGTTATCAACGAAGGCAATGTTTTGCAGACGATTTCCGAAGCAAAAAACGTTGTCAGTAAATGTATAGTTGATGTCGAGTTTCCGAAACAGTTCGGTGTCTTCGACTTGAACGAGTTCCTTGCGGTACTCAATCTTGTTGACAAACCAGAACTGAAATTTGAGGATGATTTTGTCACTGTGTGTGACTCCGTTGGTAGAACACGTATCAAGTATTACTACTCTGATATTGATATTCTTACCAAACCTTCTGGACCCGTGAAGAACATGGATGCAGACGTAAAGTTTGTCCTTGATCACAACACGCTTTCTAAAATCCGAAGAGCATCTTCTGTTCTAGGACACACAGAAGTCAGTGTAAAGTGTATAGATAGTATCGTGTGTTTGTCAGTTGCAGACAATAGCGATAGTACTTCTAATGCTTATGTGGTTGAACTAGACGGGACATACACAAAAGAAGATTTCAATTTTGTTTTTAACATTAATAACTTGAAGATGGTTGAAGGTGACTATGATGTTAGCATCTCTCATTTAGGCATCTCACACTTTGTTAATAAAAATACCAAGATTGAATATTGGGTAGCACTCGAAAAATCTAGCACTTATGGAGAATAAGATGAACGAAGAAATGATGGACCTTGGTAATCGTATCACTCGCAGCACCGTTGCTGTAATTGATACTATGACTTCACGAGGAGCATTCCGTGGAGAAGAACTCTCTACGATTGGTCAGTTGCGTGATCAGTGTATCGCTTTGGTACAGATGATCGAAGCAGCACAGGGTGTAGAAGCACCAGCACCCGCTGAAGAAACTCCTGAAGAAGTCTAAATTTATCTTTTCCGTTTTGGTGAGCGGCATCTTGCCGCTCTTTTATTTTTTTATTATGAGGAAAAGAAATGGCAAAAGACTTTTTGTGGGTAGAAAAATATAGACCTCAAAAGATTGAGGACTGTATTCTTCCCGATACACTTAAGCAAACGTTTACTTCTCTCTTAGAAAGTGGAGAGTTGCCTAACATGTTGTTTTGTGGGACTGCTGGTCTGGGTAAGACTACGGTTGCACGTGCCTTGTGCGAACAACTAGGACTCGATTACATCGTAATCAATGGGTCTGAAGAAGGTAACATCGACACTCTTCGAGGGAAGATTCGTCATTTTGCTTCTACGGTATCTTTATCTGCTGGGTACAAAGTGGTCATTCTCGATGAGGCAGACTACCTTAACCCGCAATCAACCCAACCTGCTTTGCGTGGATTCATTGAGCAGTTCTCTGACAACTGCCGATTTATTCTCACGTGTAATTTTAAGAACCGGATCATCGAACCGTTACATTCTCGTTGTGGTGTGTATGAATTCAATACCACCAAAAAAGATATGGTTGGTTTGTGCGATCAGTTCTTGAAACGAGCGTGTCATATTCTCAGAGAAGAGGGATACGGCAATGCCGCACCTCAAAGAGAAAGCATTGCTAAACTGATCATGCGTCACGCACCCGACTGGCGTAGAATCGTTAACGAGTTGCAGCGATCTGTTATCGGAGGCGTATCTGCAGACGCGACAATTAGCAGTGACAACTATGACTCGCTTTTCAAACATCTTAAAGAGAAAGATTTTAACAAGATGCGCAAGTGGGTAGCGTCTAATGTGGACCTTGATACTACTGTTATATTTCGTACCGTATACGATAGAATGACAGACAACATCAAACCACAATCTATCCCGGCATTAGTTTTAATTCTTGCAGACTACCAGTATAAGAATGCTTTTGTTGCAGATCACGAGTTGAATCTTGTTGCTTGTTTCACAGAAGTTATGACTAACGTAGAGTTCGTATGAGTTTTCAAATCATTGATAATTTTCTTGACGATGAAGAATGTTATGAGTTGATATCTGCTGCAGAAAAAAAGCAGTGGAAGAAAGAGTTTCACGGACAAAAAACTACTGGCGTTACGGATGAGATAGATCTATGGGGCAGATTAAATTCTGTTGCAAAAAATCTAAATAATTCTAGGATAGACTGGTGGCAAACAGTCGTGTGGGAACCGGGTACTCAAATGCCGTTTCATATAGACACGGGAAAAGAAGACACTACGCTTGCAAGCATAATCTATTTGAACGATGATTATTTTGGTGGAGATACCTTGTTCGATGACATAAGTGTCTCTCCTCGAAGAGGACGTGGATTGTTTTTTGATGGCATGTTTTATCGTCATGCTGTTGGAAGAATAGAAACTGGCAAAAGATATGTTATAGCAACATGGTATAAGGCATGCGAAAAGAAGACATAACAGTTTACAATCAAAAACCTTTTCTTGCGAAGGTTAATTTTTCTCTTCGTCCAGAAGAAATGGACAAGTGGACTAACATGGTTACTGAGAACGCATCTTATAAACAAGAGCAGACTTCTATTCGTATGGACAGAGCGTATTGTAAAATTTATCAACCTGCTCATTGGGGCGGAAAAGATCTCAATCCTTTTTGCGGAAGGGTAAGTCAATTGATTAACCTGATGCTTGAAAGACTAGACATGAAAGGCAACAAGAATTTCTATGCTATGGCAGACGCTTGGGGGTTGGTATATGAACCAGAAGAGTCGTGTGGTCCTCACGGACACGGGCATGAGAATGATTTTGCTGGCGTGTACTATCTCAAGACCACACCGGGTTGCGGAGAAATATTTTTTCCGGAATTAGAAACTGAAATCGAACCAAAGTCCGGTGACCTTGTGCTGTTCGGTTCTCCCGTAATGCACGGGGTGAACCCTTCAAAAGCATTTGAATCAACCAGAATTTGTATAGCATTTAATGTGAGGCATAATGAACCCGTTTGACTTTGTGAATTCTGTTAATGATACTAAGAAAGATATTATGACAGATGAAAACGAAACATATTATAATTCTTTTCTTACCAATCGATCCTTGTCATATTTTATGGACAGCGTCTTGCTTGCCAACGAAATGAATAGGTGGAACCACCTAGATTCTAGGTTACAATATGATTTTTTTATAAATACTCTTAGAAAAAGAAAGCGGTTTTCTAAATGGCAAAAGAATACTGAATCTAAAGAAGTATCTGCTATAAAAGAATACTATGGATACAGTGAGGAAAAAGCGTTACAGGTTCTTCCTCTATTATCTGAGCAACAACTTAGAGTAATTTTACACAAGGTGGATAAAGGTGGAAGAAAATAACGTACAATGGTCTCCGTCTGATATGGTAGAGATCGTCATCGAACAACCCGATGATTTTTTAAAGATCCGTGAAACTCTCACGAGAATCGGTGTTGCTTCACGTAAAGAAAATAAACTATTTCAATCATGTCATATTCTGCACAAGCAGGGTAGATACTTTATCGTTCATTTCAAAGAATTGTTTTTACTAGACGGTAAGAAAACAAACTTAACAGAGAACGATGTTCAAAGACGCAACACAATCACTACGCTATTGTCAGACTGGGGTCTGGTTAAAGTCGTAGAGAAAAGTCAGATCACTAACTGTGCTCCTCTACGTCAAATCAAAGTTATCCCACACAAAGATAAAAAAGATTGGGAGTTGTGTCCGAAGTATAATATCGGAAACAAAGTCTAGAAGTTAGGCAATTTGTTGATAAACATTTTACTTCCCTTAGCGGATGTGTAATCAAAGTCCTGAAATGGAATAGAAAAATCAAAGTCTGGTTGTTTGTATCTTACCTGTTGATATACTTCACCACCAATTTGAATGTAATGAACAAAGGTTTGAATTTGCCAACCCTCATCTAACGGGTATCTCCAGTGAGTGTACTTTCTTCCTTCGTATAATAAACCTTCGCCCGGTTCTAAAATGTATTCTACTTCTTCTTTATCGTCGTTTTCAATATACAGTTCCCAAGGAGTGTCTCGCCCACCATATCCAATAGTGATGCTTGAAGATAACTCACACGCAGGACGATCAGTATGAGGTCTGAGTATAAACCCTTCTTTATACAACCGGGTATAGGTGTAGGTTGGATAGAGTTGTGTACCCCATGCCGCTTCGAGTTGAGGTTGGACTTGTAATGCTAATGCACAGAAGTATGGATCCATATATGATCGAAGTGTTTCTTTGTTTCTAGGACCAAACTCATGGTCTCGTTCATATTTCAAGGCACCTTCTTTTTCTAACTCCAGCATGTAAGAAGTTGCATCAGCACAATCTTTTTCAGATAATAATTTTAATTTCAAAAAACTTGACTCTAGAGATCTTTTATGTTATATATATTATCGACTTCGCGGAATGGTCCGGAAGTTAGACAACAACCTTGCTAAAAGATTAGGAGGCAAATATGGTTAATACACGAACTAAAGTGTTTTCGTTCCCACATTCTCGTTTCATTGGTTTCGACCACGTATGGGATGAGATAGAAAAACTAACTGCCGTTGGCGCAAATGAAAAAGGGTTTCCTCGTCACAATATTGTGAAGTATAGTGACGAAGAGTATGCTATGGAATTTGCACTTGGTGGTTACAAGAAGAAAGATCTAGAGATCGAGGCAAAACCCGGTGTTCTGATCATTCGAGGGAACCCTGAAGAAGAGACGGGTAAAACCTATCTTCACAAGGGTATCACCACAAAGAAATTTGTGGAGACCTTTAGACTCGCTGACCACGTTGTCGTTGATGGAGCTGAATTCGTCAACGGTTTACTTGTGATCAAACTCAGAGTTGAACTGCCCGAAGAACAGCGTCCGAGAAAGATAGAAATCAAATCTCACTAAGGACGTTAAAATGAAAAAAGAAATCCTTGCCGCATGTAGCGGTGTTATTTTCGCAGCATCACTTGTTGCTCAACCTGTATCTGCAGACGAACAAGACTATGTTGCCAAAGCAACCGAAGATGGTAAGTTTTGTGCACGAGTTGAAGTTCGTGGACCTGCTGGTCTTACTGTTAAAAAAATGAAGTGTCGAACCATTGAACAATGGGAAGCCGCTGGTTATAAAGTATCTGCAAAGGAGGAGTAATGAA